GTAATAAGGAACTGTATCATGTACGGAAACTGAAAAAAATTGTTTCTGCGGTAGTAAATGAAGAATGACAATTCAATCAGTCGGTAATAAGAATAGATAAGAAGCTGAGTGAATTCGGAAAAGATATTCAGACGAACATAATGCGCGTACTCCTTATGTAAATGGTAGGAAATATATATCATAATATTCGATTTTTCAAGAATGTGATACGCGTATAGTACGTGTTCTTGAATATCTTCTCTAAGAGACGCGTTCAATATATACATTCCTGCGAGATGGTGGAGAATGAAAGGGGCGCGTCGTTTGAATTCTTCGATCGTGGTCGTGGTCGTGGTCTTGGCCGCGGTCCTAATACAAGCACAAATATAGAGTAAGTCATATATGTAAAACCCGATGCTTATATGCGTGGCATAATCCAAATTATAATTGTAGTTATAATGACCTATATATAATATACAGTGGATGAAACTTACAATATTGTTTGTCACCGCGCTTGGTTTGTATTTTGCGATTTCGGTTGAAACAGTATGCCAAAAACATACGATGGGGATGAGAAATCCTACGTTCATAGTGGAAATGATATTATCAGATACATACACTAATAATATCGTTTTATGTTGAAGAAGTGCCATCAACCTCTTTTTCAATCGCTACGCGTTTTGCTACTTTTCGTATCACCTTATCTATATTCCCGTCCTTCTCTCCATCAGTGGCGGCTTTCGAGAGACGGAAGTATCGTTCATTCTCTCGGGTGTTGCTATTCAAACAGCGCGGGTTGGCCTTCGCCCATTCATTTACCAGGATGACATTTTTCTGTTCCACGGCAAGGACCGCGTTCGTCATTTTCTGGTGGTCGGGGCCTTCACGTTCCCATTGGTTATCATCCTTGACGTATAATGTTTCGCGTTTGACATCACTGCAATGGACCGGTCTCTTGTATATGTCTGTTTTCTGGAGGTTGTCAATGAAGATATTCGACATCCCCTCCACATAGCCGAGCCTATCCACATTTTCCAAGTCGGTCATCGTGAGTTGGATGGAATTCACGAAATCCTTCATGTTCATCGCATCCTTACACTTCTCGTTGAGGAACAGGTTCATGTTGAATGTAGGGTTGTGGCTATTGGTGGTGGTAATCGTGTTATTGTTGGTTGTGTTATTCGTCGTATTGTTACTACAGAGTTCTATCATTTTAGCCTGAAGTTCTGTGTTCTGTTGGATGAGTATCATCATCGCAGACGTTAGTTCCTGATTCTTGGTAATCACTTCGAGTAAATATTGTTCGGTTGGAGTGGTTGTGGTTGTGGTTGTGGTTGTGGTTGTGGTTGTGGGTGAGATCGCGTGTGGCAGGGTGGTGGATGTAGGTGGAGGCGAAGGACCGCCGCATATAGTTTTATGCTTATAAACACTCGTCTTATGTTTGAATATCTTGTGACAAAAAGGGCAAGCATTCGGATCAGGCTTGGGTAACGTTTTTTCGTAGTTTTTGACGTTTTCGTCGTGCTTCCGTCTCGTTAAATGACGTTCGTAGTCGGTTTTGTTATACGATATAAAGTCGCAAAATTTGCAGGTATAGCAAATTCTCGATTTTTCATTCGTCATCTTGTATTCTCTTCTATTCTACAATACTATAATAAAACGTCTAAAGATACGCTCCACCGCCGCCACCACCACCACCTCAAAAAGTCAGTCACGTGTTTTTTTAGGCCAAAAATGCGTTTTGTGAGCATTATGGTCACAACTCCCATTTTGGATGTTTTGCATTTCATGTTTTAAAAGTCTCGAGCGCAAACGGCATTTTGGACATTTATAGGACAAGCCCCAAACGGACTACAAATAAACGCATAATCTACATACCCACACTACGCCACACCATATATAGTCTCATTATTATCAATCTATATATAAATATAGTGTACCCGTACGATTCTATGAATTCTCCATTTTCAGTGGATCAAATTTAAACGGAATATTTTTTGACGAAAAGTCTTTGAATATTAAGGGTCCATGGTTTTGAAATGGGAAGTTTTGGATTGTTTTGAACGGAATATTTTTGGCTGAGAAATAGGAATTCCGAATGACGCAGGTTCTACGAATGAGAAGATTTCTTACAGATGTCTAACATCTTATTTTGAAAGTCTGTATTCTGTTGAATAAGTAATAACATCGCAGTTCTTAACTCTTGGTTTGATGCTGTAAGTTCTTGATTATGCGTAATAACTTCGGTTATATAGTTTTGGTTAGTAACAAATGAATTAGACTCTGATATAGTTGGAATGGTTTTGGTATTGGTGGTTGTGTTATTTGTAGTGTTAATGTTTTGTTGTTCTGATAATGACTTTATTATTTTTAGCATTTCTTGTCGGTCGTTTAATATTGCCATAAACATATCTTTGGTTAGTGCGATTGTACCATCTACGCACATTATCCCATCATATTTATTGGACGTATTATCATCAATTACTTTTGTATCTGCTAGATAATTCAACTCAGTATTTTCCGTATTTTCGTTTAGGTCTTGCTTTTGCTGTGTTCGTAATCTACACTTTGCTTTGTGTTGATAAATCGTGGTTCTAGACTTGAATGAACGATTACAGTATTGGCATGAATAAAGAGGCGGTGTTATTGGATTAATAGCAACACAATTATCATGAGAAACGTTTGTTTTGGGATGACATTTTTGATGTTTCTTACTTGATAAATGGCGATTATAATCTTTCTTATTATTGGTATTAAAGTTACAGTTGTCACATTTGTAAGTCATTGAATTGTATATTTTATTTGGAGTGATCGGTTCTGGGACTTTGATTTCATTTTGATGATAAGGTAATCCGTTAGATAATGGTTCTACACTATTCAACGTTGCTTTCAATTCCACATAATGATATTGCTCTTTTTGTCTTGCTTCATCCAAGTCATTACACTCGTAAAAGGCAATTATCATCATTTGCCAGTTATCCCATCCACCATTTTGTCGTATCACTTGATATAATTTACAATTATGGTTTGGATAGTTACTTTTCATACAAGATGACATGTGAGATTTTTTTCGCTTAACGAAGTTAGTAGTATGGCCAACATATACATCTTGGATTCGTTCATCCTTACAGTAAATTTTATAAATAATTGTATTGGAATAATCAGTCTGAGGATTTGACATAATAGAATCGAATAGATATAATAATTATACATATATGTTTATACACATTTCTAATAATATTCATTTATCAGTAACTATAAGATGAATTCATGTCTGGATTATGACCCCCCCCCAATTTTGGGTAGGATGCTTTTTAAACGGAATATTTTCGGTATAAATATTTATTTTTATCACGCATCCTTTTCAATAACAACCTTCTTCGCTACTTTTCGTATCACCTTATCTATATTCCCGTCCTTCTCTCCGTCAGTGGCGGCTTTCGAGAGACGGAAGTATCTTTCATTCTCTCGGGTGTTGCTATTCAGACAGCGCGGGTTGGCCTTCGCCCATTCATTCACTAGGATGACATTTTTCTGTTCCACGGCAAGGACCGCGTTCGTCATTTTCACATGGTCGGGGCCTTCACGTTCCCATTGGTTATCATCCTTCACATACAAGGTTTCGCGCTTGACATCACTGCAATGGACCGGTCTCTTGTATATGTCTGTTTTCTGGAGGTTGTCAATGAATATACTCGACATTCCCTCCACATAGCCGAGCCTATCCACATTTTCCAAGTCGGTCATCGTCAGTTGTATGGAATTCACGAAATCCTTCATGTTCATCGCATCCTTACACTTCTCGTTGAGGAACAGGTTCATGTTGAATGTATTGTTGTTGCTATTGGTATTGTGACTGTTGGTAGAGTTGTTGCTATTTGACATTCCACCCAACCCACCATTCTTACACATTTCCATCATTTTACCTTGAAATTCGGCGTTTTGCTGACATAACATCAACATAGCGTTCGTGAAGTTTTTAGTAAGGACCTCGCATAAATAATGTTCGGTTGGTGTTGCGGTGGATGCCGCAGAGGCGGTAGCGGTGGCGGGGGCGGTAGAAACAGGGGTTATTTTTGCTTCCTTACATATGGTCTTGTGTTTATATATAGTTGTGCGGCATTTGAATGTTTTGTAACAAGATGGGCATATGTATGTATTAGAAATAGATGATGGTTGCTCGTTTATTGGCATACTTTTAAGAATATGCTTCTTTCTAGTTAGATGACGTTCGTAGTCGGTTTTATTGTCTGTTGTAAAACCGCAAGGTTCGCAATTATAACAAACACGGGGTTTATCCATGATGGTGGTAGATACAGCGGCGTTATATAGTAGACCTACAAAAAAAAACGCCTAAACTAACGTCGCCTCTATAACGTCCTCCGGCGATCATACCACCGACACATGCCTAAAATTATCAGTCACACATTTTTCACTTAAAAATCTGAAATAAGAGCATTTCAGTCACAAACCCAATATTTATGGGTTGTTGGAAAATACGCGAATTCGTGTTTTAAAAGTCTCCAGCGCAAACGCCATTTTGGACATTTATTGAGCACACTACAAAAATAACGCCACCACACCATGGTACTCGCCAGTTCGACGCCACCACACCATAGTATGATAAGGATACTGTAGTATTGTATCCATTATATTGTAAATCAAACACCATTTGCATCCCCCAAAACCGTCATTGTAAAATTCCAATCTATAAAATTCCCCATTTTGGGGGATGCAAATTTAAACGAAATATTTTCGGCCAGAAAGTCTTTGAAAATAATACATCAAGGTTTTGAAATCGGAAGTTTTGAATTATTCATGTTTTGAACGGAATATTTTCCAACGGAATCTATTTCGAACATATAATGTTAACCATTTGAATTTGAAACTTTTGAACGGAATATTTTTGGTTAGAACGAGAGATTTTGGATGAAATCCATTCCCTTGGAATCTATCATTTTATTCAATTCAAACCGAATATTTTCTGGGGGTTTTCTTCTTTACAACATAATTCCAATCTCTCGTAAACCACATTTTTATAAATAACCAACACAACCCGCACAATTCCAGCACCCAATCTCTCGCAATTCTTCAGTAATACCCAGCCTTTCAGGCGGTTTGGACTGCGATATCGCGAGCAAGTTTGGTGCCGATGGCGGCAGGGTGTCGTTTTTTTTCATGCGAAACTATAACAATACATATTATCATTGTCGTGTATTGTTATACAAATAATATCATTATCCCAACCCAAACTCTAACCCGAGAATAATGGCAATCATCGAAAACCAACTAAAACCATAGTTCAACGATGTCCCTTTGATTTTCCCGTAATACTGAATCATAAAAGGGAGCATGATAAAAAAAAGGACCCACGATAGGAACCATCCGGCAAACGCGTATGCGGAGTATTTGATGATTTTGTCGTATTTCTGGTAAAATTCGCGAATAGAGTTCATATTACACCTTTGAATATTTTAAATGGAACAAAATACGAATTAAATAATATGATAAATTATATAAAAACTATTTATTATATTATTTCATATTAGGCTAAACCATGAATGTTGATGAACTACTAAATAAAAATAAATTATTAGAAGAAGAAAATACTAAATTAGAGGAGAAATTAAAAGCAACCCAAGAACATCTCAAAAAATACACAGCACCAGCAAGTAGGCAAGTGTATTACGAAAAGAACAAAGAGGTTATCAAAGAACGGGTTAAAAAATATAATGAAGATAAAAATTATAAACCTACGCCAGAACAAAAAAAAGAATATAATAAACAATCATATTTGAAAAGAAAGGAAAAACTCAAAAATGAAATTGAAGAAAAATCTAAGAATGAAAACATTTAGGAATAAGTAATATTTTGTAAAAAAGACTTAGAATTATAATCTTTAGGTATAATATAGAATGGAAGAAAAAGTAAGACCGCCTGAGTTTTTCAAATCCATAAAAACCTCGTTGAAGAGCATACTAAAACGCCCTGAAATAAACACAGCCAAAATAAATGATGTTGTTATCAAGGCGCATAAGATTGTTATTCATACTTTACAGTTCCTAAAATTGTATTTACTGCGTCATTATGATGAAAACCATCAAACATTACCTATTATTGATAAGAAGTTGGTAAATACTGTTATGAAAGTTATGTGTGGAGTAAAAGAAGAAAAAATAGGAAGACCACCTAATAAGGATACGGTTGAATTGAAAGATAAACTTACGGTGTTCTATAATGAACATTATAAACCATATACACAAGATGATAAATTGGATTATACTTACATGAGCAACGTATTAGCATATCTAACCGAAGACATTATTACTATGTATGAAAATAACATACAACTACACTACGTGGATTATGTGGAACGCTTTGTAAATGTTGTTTGGAAAAAGAAAATTATTACTGAAAAGATAAGAAAGTTGTGTAAAACTAAAACAGAACGAGAAACAAGAATAAGAAGTCTTTGTAGTGAATTAAGAAAGATAAAAAATGATTTATTAACTGTAGATAAAACTGCTTATACTTCCAAATCCTATTACCATTCTTGGATAACAGAACAAAAGGAACGCATACTTCCAAATAAATCCAAATATCAAAAGGATAGCATTTATTATGATTTGAAATGTAAAGTGATGGATTATTTTCCTTGTATGATAACGATGATGAAACAGGTTGAAAATGAGTTAGAAACCATAAGTAATGTATTTCCTTTACGAAGTGGAATAACACCCAGTTATATTCGTTTGGATACCATTACGTTGGTTTATTTGCTTTTACGAAAAGAACAAGGAAACAAAGGAGATTATACTGACAAAGGAAACACAAAAAAGCACGAGGATAAAATATGGGAATTCTTTTTTCGCACAGAACGAAAATTATTTACCAAGACAGGTTATTCATTCCATCACATGATTTCTACTGATGGCGTTGGAGTAAGTATTTTATTTTTACGGAAAGACTTGGTTGGTAATAAGATACCGAATATCAAAAAGAACGCATCCAAAGAATTATATATTGATGAATTGACTGATTATACTGATTTACAAAATAAAAAAATAGTTGGAATCGACCCAGGCAAAGACGATTTGATTTATTGTGTAGATGGTGCTTCCAAAGACGCAAATATATTTAGGTATTCTCAAAACCAACGAAGAAACGAAACAAAACTGAAAAAATACAATAATATTATTCTTGCTATGAAAACAAATAAAATACAAGGAAAGACAATTATAGAATATGAAACGGAACTGTCTAATTACAATAGGAAAACATTAAACCTTGATAGGTTCAAAGAATATATACAATCAAAAAACAGAATAAACCATATTTTATTTGGATTTTATGAGAAGCAACTATTTCGTAAATTGAAGTTTGGTAGGTATATCAACACAAAACGAAGTGAAATAAAAATGATTAGCAATTTCCAAAAAATATTTGGAAATCCAGAAGATGTTGTAATTTGTATTGGAGACTGGGAACAAAAGAAACACATGAAGTTCAAAGAACCAACCTTGGGAAAAGGAATTCGGACTTTATTCAGGAAGAACAATTATAAGGTGTTTTTAGTGGATGAATTTAGAACCAGTTGTAAATGTTCCAATTGTAATGGTGGTATATGTGAAAAATTCAGGATACGAAAAAATCCAAGACCAAACAAGGATGATATGCGGTTGGTTCATGGGCTACTACGCTGTAAGAGCGGTTGTGGTTTATGGAACAGAGACCGTAACGGTTCATCAAACATCTACAAGATAGCAGAAACATCTATAAATAAATTAGACACACCAAGTTATCTAAGTAGAACAAGTAATCAAGCAGTTTTATCGAATTGCTATAAACAAACTATACAAGGGGATGAAAAACCCAACCTTAAACTAATTAAAGTGAAACGACTAAAAATTGTTCCATTTTAAATGTGCGAGGGTGTATAATACAAACGTATAAAAATATAATAATAGATATCTTACTGCTTACGATTCCTGCGAGTACTGCGACGACGACGAGTGTTACGACGGCGGGTACTACGTGTCTGTCGTCTTTTTGTTTTACTTTTATTGTGACGACGAAACGTTGAACGAGTCCTACCGCCGACGGTGTATTCGTCTTCTTCTTCTTCTTCAAGAGCTTTGAGTTCTTGTAAAATGTCCGGATCCACACCCACGTCTTTACCATCGTTACTATAATCATCAACATCACGGTGTCGGTTTCTTAGTTTACATTCATCGATGCAAAGTTGAAGGTCCAACGTTAAATTATAAAGTTCAGTTTTAAGTTTATCGATTTGTTGTAATTCATCAGTTGAATATCTACCGGGTTTATTATCGACTTTTTTGATTTCATATTGTTTTTCATTTACTTTTATTTGTATATATTTGCAATATTGTTCGCAATACACCATATCTTATATATTCATTACATTTTATTCCATTTTATTCCGTGTCTTCGTAAAACGACCCGTAGTCATATAATGTTTGCCGGTGCGAACGTCGACCCAACCCCATATAGATCCGCAGTATGCTGGGGTGGTAGGCATGGAACGCATGTACATCATCCGATAATACATTCAATTTCTTCACGAAGGATCATGACGTCTTCAGAATATTCCTTCGCAAGTTTTACGCATTCATCGTAATAGTTTTCAATAGAATGAAGATACGACGGCTCGCTCGCCTACCGTCGACCCCATGTCTTGACGACGGTGTGTTTTCGGTATTTCTTCGGAATGGGCGCGACAGCGGCGACAGCGGCGACAGCGGCGACGGGAACGGTGTATGACGACGACGACAAGTCTAAAATGATTACGAACAATAAAAATACCAAATATATGAAACATTTCAATTTCTATTTGATGTCATCATAAAACGACGACATACCGTATGGGTATTTCTTTCCTGTGCGGACATCCACGTATCCATCTGTATCCGCGCAATTCTGCGCAGGCCATCCAGTTGTCCAAAACCATCCAGTTATCCGCGTAACTTCATCGCGAAGAATCATTACGTCGTCGTCGGCGCATCCTTTCGCGAGTTCTTCACACATGGCGTTGTAGTGTGCGATGGAATGAAGATGGGATGGCGTGCTTTGCTGGTATGCGTGCCAGGATTTGATGGTGTAAGTCCGGTATTTCTTCTGGGTGGCGACGGTGGTTGACATGGATACTACACGACAATGATATTGAAATGTATGAATCTAATTAAACATTTCAATTTTATTATACCGTTATAATTACACATATAAACCACTCTAAATCCAGCTACCACCGCCACGAGGTTGAGGTCGAGTATCCATCGTTCCGCGCAAACTTCCGCCGCCCCCTCCGACCCCTCCGCCACCCAAACGCGAATACTCGGGTTGTTGAGGCGGTGCGCGATAAACGGCCTGGGCTGCGAATTGCGGAGGGGTTCCAACCGGCGCATATTGTTGCGGGGTTGGCATGGATTGTCCGCGCTGGGAACCACTCGGCATCCCT